ATGAAATTCTTCATAATGCTAGCTGCCGACCTGCTATCGCTCCCATTTTTCTTTGTCTCACCGTTTGATTTTTCTTTGGTCTTTTTCTCTATTGACCTTTCAAGAACTTCGACGATTGGACTTGGACTTGAACTTGAACTTTCTTCCCGGTCTTGCTCGACGTCGACAACGTCAACGCTGGGCTGCTCGTTTGCCACCTTGATCGTCTCCCCCTCGCTCACTAGGATCTCTAGCGGTGGCGCTTCGGGTGGCATCTCGTTGGATGCCGAGTTGCTTTCAAGTAGTTCCTCGGGTGTCAGCACTGGGCCAAGGAAAACTTCGGCGCAATACATGTTCGCACCCTGGGTTAGCGAGCGAGCGAAGAGCATATTCTTTGGGTGTTCTCTCCAGTTTTTTTTCGTCGTTAGGTTCTTCTTGATGGCGTCTTTCCAGGTGAACTCAGAATCCCCAAGTGGTTTCCCGTCTGGAGACTCGAATCTTAAAAGGCAGCGTTCGTCGGTTCTCTCCACCGTTGAGAATCGGTACCCGGCCCTCTTGATCAGAGCGTTAACGAGGCTGGCCGACAGGCAAAACGCATTTTGGAAATAATAAATATTTCTCATTGCCGTGATTGGTTTGATGCCCAACTCGAGACCATATTCAACTTTCATGATTGCCTGGCTTACATCTCTTACCCCTTGAAACATTCCACTCTCGACGGCAGCGGAACAGAATCTTTGCATGCTGTTGAAGTCTTGAAGTTGAATTCCGTCGCTGCCCACTTTTATCATCGATGTGCTAGACATTTTTCACCTCTCGATCTTCTTTGTCCTGTCGACGTAGGACAATCGCAGGTTGCTGGTTTCCATCATCGTCAGAAAGAACTTCTACGCTTATTTTTACGAAGTCGCCCACCTCAAAAAAAGGGCTGCCGTCAAAGCGTGCACGAACCAGCATTCGCTTTCCGGTTCGGTCTTTTGTGATTTCGTAGACCTCTCTAAATGCCCTCTCTTTTTTCGGCTTGATTTTAGACATCTCCTCTTTCAGGTGATCCAAAAGCTGGCCCTCGCTAACAAGGCCGGACGCCTTTCTCATTGCCCTGTACCTCATCGACTCGTCGAACTCTTTGAGGTGCTCGCTCAGAATCCTAACAAGAGTGGATCTTTTCACGTCAGCGTCGTCAGATTCAAGCAGGCAAGCTTGGTACTCTTTTAGTATTGAATACGCCAAGCTTTTTACCGTTGGCTTTTTTGGTTGTGTTTTGCTCATTTCTTTTCCTCCGTTTTGTTTTTTTTCATTGTTACTCTCAGCACACGCGGGCCGGGCTTTTCGACTTCGTATCGCTCGCAGAGTTCGGCGTATCCTAGATCTAATTTTTCACATAGATCTTTCCCCATCGCCTCGTGATCAACAACTGTTTTGCCCTTGGATGTTTTCCAAGTCACGCTCCCCGCGTTTTCTCCATTCCATGTCGCACGCGACTTGGTTTTAAGTTGGTTTCTGAGAATAGTCGCACACCTCTTTTTGGATTCGGTCCACTCTTTTGCCATCTCTCTCGCCTGGGAAAATTGCAAAGCGGCATCGATGAAACTTTTGTCTGGGTTTTCGAGTGTGTCACCGTCGTCTTTTGGATAGATGATTTTTATTGCGCTGTCTCCGACGTCGCACGGTGGTATCTTTTTCTCGACGTGTTCTCTGTGAAACTTCAAGCACTCGGATCTCATTCGCGAAATTATGCCTTCGTCTTTCCACACCGGAATTTGTTCGATGTCCCCGGTGTCCGCATAAAAAACAGTTAGTATCGAGTGATCCGCCACCGGCCAAGGCCACTCTTCAAAGTGCATGCCGTTTCTGGTGATAACGTGCTTGCAGTTCTCGACGATTCCCATATACCACTGAAGTTGCAATTGCTTATACTTCGCCACCCCGCCATGCCAAGCTTTCGATCTTGTCGTTGTGACGGTTACATCGTGAACGATTCCACTTTTCAACTCAACCGCGTCGAGTGTCCCGGCAAAAATTTCTTGTTCGTCGATGACGTGAACATCTCTCTTTAGGTTTGCCCTTCTGTCTTTTTCCAGCCAGTCGATTAGTCCAGGTTCGCAAATCAAGCCACGTCGGATCACCGGGTTGTCAGATAGATCTTCGCGGTTGCCGTGCACCATAGTTGCGAAAATGTCCCCCAGCGTCATGTAAGGGTGCTCCCCAACCACGGCTGCTCCCTGGTGGCCACCGTAATAGGTTCCTCTCGCCTTGCGCTCCATTGGCCTACTCTCCGACTTCAGTCGACGAGTCAACGTCTGAAATATTCCCTGACTCAATCCAGTCCAATACCGCTGTTCTCGTCGTGACCCAACCCTTGGACCCGCCGAGGTTTCTTCCGGCAAGATCGCCACTCTGCAACGCGGCATAAATAACTCTCGCGCCGACGTCGATGTATTTTGTGACATCCTTGATCGATAGCACTTGTTCCTTCTGGGCTTGAGACATTTTATCCACCTTTTTCTTGGTTGTTTTTTGTTCGTTGCTCGTCATGACCTTATACCTCCTCTTGGCTTCTTGCAACATCTTCTTCCATGGCTTGTAGAATGATAGCCGCTCGGCAAATTTCCGGTGGGATAGGGACCAAAAGTTGAAGTTCTTTCGACTCAGAATTGTATGTTGCAAGTTTCCCGCATCGCTCCCCGTCGACGTCGACATGCTTCAGAAGCCAAAAAGTTGTATTCAAAATGTCACTCGCCTCTATCGGGACAGTCACGAAACCGTGAAGTAGGGTTGCGTCAACCGGCTTGAATGTTCCATCGATGAAATCACAATGCGGGTTGAGCATTCTCAGATCAGACATAAACTGCTCGACGTCGCAATCAGTCAACTCAAAATCAAGTGGACCGACAAGAACCGAATCCGCGCACAGACCCGGTGGAAAAATAGTTTCATCGTTCATTTCTTTTTCCCTTCAAGTAAAGCTCCACAAATTCTGTCATTAGCAATGCTGGGCTTTTCTTCTCGACCTCAATCATGAGTGAGATGATTTCTTTCGTTTTGTTTTTCTTTTTTTTATCTGACATTTTTAGTCACCTTTCTAACTGACTCCGACGTCAAGTCAGAATCTTTCAAGTAAAATATTTCATCGAAGTTTTTTTCTGCCGTGGCGTCTCTTGTATCTATTTCGCCCGTCAGGGTGATGCAAGTTAATTTCCCTGACATCCATTCGGCCCGGCTGAATGGGGGAAGCAAGCCATCCGTGACAAGAACCAAATCGTTTTCTTTCTTGCTGTCGTTGTTCACGATCCCTGATGCCGCAATGAGCGCACCTGAAACGTCCGTGCCTCCCCGTGCCCTTCCAAGCACCATCGAAACCGCGCCCCTCAGATCTTCCCGGCTGTCCACCCTGATGCTTTCAATGTCTCCGGCCCCAGCAAATAAGACAAGCAAAACAGATCTTCCAGAGTCAACGCAGCGCTTCAGAGTTGCAAGAGCCACAGATCTAGCCCACTGCATTCTGTCACCGTCACAAAATTCAAGGGGTGTTTTCATGCTGCCACTTCTGTCGACCATGAGAACGAAGTCGCCAGCAGATGATTCCTTGTCCTCCACCTTGTAAATCCAAGCGTCGTCGTCAACGATTCGGCTCATGAGTTCAAAATCAAGATCGTCATCGCAAAGCTGGGCAAGCTCGGATGGTAGCAACCTCTCAACATCTCCACCCTTGTGCACTCCAACCACGTTGGAGATCCCGCGTCCAGCGTGGTCACCCTTCGGCTTTCCCCCCGCGCCAAGCTGGTCAATAAACTCGTCAAGATCCTTGATTGCTGACATCGCGTCTATCATCCTCTCATCAATCGGATCTTCCCCGTCGGAGATGTCCGGCACGAGACCAATCGCTCTTAGACCCTGCACCCGCTTCGCCTGTTCTTGCACATCGTCAAGAAGCTCCTTCGTTTCGCTGTACAGCGTGGCCATTCGCTCAAGGTTCTTTTCGTCGTCGCTGCCGTCGCTGCCGTCGCTGCCGTCGCTGCCGTCGTCCTCATCTCCGCTTGTTTCGTTTTCTATTTCGTCAGACATCAAACCATAAACGATCTCTGAGATCCCAGCCGTTGCCCTCGCCGCAATTGCGGGGTGGAAACTTGCGCTCTTTTGCAGCTTGCCCCAATTGGGGTTTTCTCTTGCGAGTGATCCCAGGTTGAGCGCCAGCCGATTCGGATCTTCCAGCGTCGGAGAATCCGCACCGTCGAGCATGGCACCAAAGGTATCCTCGACAAATCCGCTCCACCCAGGAACAACTTTTGAAGACTGGTCTCTGGCAAAGATCAACCTTGGATCATCTTCTCTTCGACGAAGCTGAAGCTTTGTTGACGTCGAGTGTGTGAAAGCATTTTTATTTTTCATGCCATGCTCCGCTCTACCATCGCCATCGCTTGCGCCCGACAAGTTGCGGCAAACTGAAGAACCTTTTCAACTTCTGGCCCCGCCTCTGGTGCGTCGATTTCCTTCGCGGTTGCTTGTGCCATTTGCACTTTTTTCGCCACACGGACGACGTTGCTGGCGTCGCACTGGCCACGCTCAATCTCGCGAAGTTCGTTGAATGCCTCGGCAAGAAGAGCGTTCAGATCGTTGATGTCTTCTTTCCACGGTGACGCAAGGCGAGAGACAATAGCCTGCACTTGTTCCATCTCTTCAATGCGATTCCACAAGCAATCCTCAAAGACGGAAAGGTGGCGCGGCTCGACGACGCTAGATCCAGTTCGGACGGCAAAACACTTAGCGATCCGGCTCGCCATTTTCCACCGGCGCACCGAGACATAAATGCCAGCGCTGTTTATTTCTCTCCGAATCTGAGCACGTGACTCGGTTGCCTTTTCGCTAAACTCCAAGCGGAGCGCCGACTTTCGAATCACGTCAAGGTCAGCCTCGAAAACCTCGCAATCTAAACCGCGATTGTTTTCTTCTTTGGAGTCGGCACACATTATCGCGTCAAAATTTTCTTCGCTCTTCACGTCGCCGACAAAAACCCTGAGACAGATTCGATCCTCCACCGCTTCCAGTTCGTCGCTGTCAGAGGGTAAACGGTTTGAGTTTAGAACCGCTGTTCTCAGGGGCATCTTTTTGATCACACCCTCATCAAACCAGTGGCGTTCATTAAGAGCCCCAAGTAACCCATTAAGGGTTGCGGAGTTCGACTTGAAAAACTCTTCCATGACTGCAAGCTTGCAATCGGGCAATCGGTTTGCGCTGTAACGGCTATACCGATCCTCTTTCATTCCGACGATGGAGAACGCACCGAAAACCTCCGACAGCGTCGTAAAGGGTTGGAACTGATATTTCCACGCCTTGATACTTTTGTGCTCTGCGATTCCCTTTCTGCTTTTCTCTTCGTCAAGCTCTTTGATCGCATCGGCCACGGCGAGACACTGATCGCTTTTGCTTGTGCCGGGTGGTCCAACGGCAAGAATATGCTGCCCCATGATTAGGGCATCTATCAGCCGAGCGCTAAACCTGTCACGCTCTAAAAACTTTTTGTTCATTTCGCTTTCGAGCTTTGCAATTCTCTCGATGGCTTTTGGTAGACTTCTTTTTGTTGGTATTGCGTTTTGCTTGTTCATTTTGTTCTCCGTTTTTTTTTGTCGTCGACGCTAGCTTGCGAGTTCGTTCATGACTTCCATGATTGAATCTTTATATTGATCAACCGCTGTTTTGATCTCTCCCATTTTGTTTTCCAAAAGATCACCGAACAGCTGTGCTTTCGTCATCGATTCAGTTGCTTCTTTCATTCGCTTTTGTAGAGTTTGAAATCGGATCTCTTTTCCGCTCTTTGCTTCATCGAGCATTTTCGATGCGTGCTTTTTCAGGTGTTCTATTTCCTCTAGTAGCCCTAATCGGATTTCTTCTCGCTGCTCTTCGGTGTCTCCGGCCTCAGTTTTGACGAACCGGCACTCAACACCGCTTGCCTTCAGTGACGCATTGATCCACTGGATCTCGTCGATGGTTCTTTGTTCGCCCGGCACAATAAACACAGCGCTTCCAGCCTTCACTCGAATGCCCTTCCAGCGATTCAAAATCATTTTGGTGAATAGGTTTCCGATGTCGGGTTGAGTTAGAAAACCAAGCTCTTTGCTATATGCTCGCTCAAGCTTTTCAGCCTCGCCGTGAAACATCGGTGGAACGTGTGAGAATTTTATTTTTCCATCTTTTGTCGACGACGCCGTGAAGATCGCGTCCCCCTTCCACTTGTCGGCAACCTCTACCGCATTCGGATCGGTGGTCTCCTCGGTAAAGGCAACATGCGTGTTGCCGTCGCTGCATCGCCCAACGCTGCGATACATAAAACCCTTTGCTGGCCTTTTGCGTCTGGCTCTCTCAAGTGCCGTCGCTGGGCTGCAAAGTTTTGGCAGTGCCCCGGCAAGGTAGTGCCCGTTTTCGCCCTTAGAAAGCTCGTCACTTAGCGTTGAAGGGTTGGCAAGGATTTCTCTTGCACTCCAGTAAAGTAGATACTTTTTCATTTTGTTCTCCGTTTTTTTTGTTTGGTGGTGGTGGATGTGCCCCCCCCCACGGGGGGGGGGCGGGTGTTTTTCTTTACAGCATTGCCAGCGAGTTGCTACGCGGCGCACCTGAGCAAAGCTCGTCAGTGGCATTTGGCCCCTTCGTGATCGAAACTTTGGAGGGGCGGCTATAGAAAACGAATGAGGGATCCCGACCGGCCCTGAGAGTTGCTGTCATCGTCACGGTGTCACCACGATCAAGATCGTCTAGTTGCTTTCCAATGCCCCCCATAGTCAGCCAAACATCATTGCCGGATTTCACTTTGATAATAGCTTTCCAGGTAGGGAACTCGGCATAGGCGGGCGGGGGCTTGATGCCGACTACAACACCCGTGAAAGTTGTTCGCCCACTTGGCGCGGCAATTTTGTTTTCGCTCTCTTCTTCTTTTTCTCTTTTCATTGCCCGATCAAGAGCCTCCATTTGTCCGCCGGTGAGAGATCCCCATTGATAGAGCGCGGAATAAAGGCTCTCGAAGAAATTATTCTTGTCTTTTTTCGACTCCAAAAATTCGAACATCTCCGGCCGACCCATGGCCCAAATCTTTACCCGGTTCTCTGTTTTTTCTCTTGCCGCATCTGCTCGCAATTTTTCAATCTCACCAGTGCAATCGGCTACAAGCTGGGCCAACTCCATGGTTTCAGCGCAATCCATACCGAGCGTGATCGCGTCGCCGCCTGAGATGCTTTCTGCCACGATTCCAGTTTTGAACCGTGCACCGCATAGGGTACATTGGAAAGGTGCGTTCCCAGTGCCCCTTAGAGCGCTGGAAGCGGCATCGATGTTATAGCTGAATTCATTCTTTGCAGAGTGGCAGAAATAGAAAACCGTGGGGGTATAGTCTAGCAGGTTCATTTGGTGCTCCGTTTTGGTGGTGGTGGTGGATGTGCCCCCCCCGTGGGGGGGGCGGGTGTGTCTACTCCCATTTGGAGTTGTTACAAGCATGCTCAAATTCGCTTTCGTGAATATTGAAATTTTTGATCGTCTTTTCTCTGAGATCTCGCCCCAATTTTTCAACGAATAGGAAAAATTTGCTCTCGGGGACATCGCCCTCCATGCACTGATATAGATAGCAGCGAATATTTTGGTGAAGCTGAGCTTCAGACTGGTACGCAAGATCCGAATCATTTGATCCGTCATCGAGAGATCCCGGGATAAATTCAAACTCACATTCGTGCTCGCTCTTTCCGTAGCGCGAACGAATAGCGTCAAGATTCATTTGATATAGATCCATCGCTGTGCATTTCGCGCAACCTGTACCGATTTCGGAAACGATAAATTCGGCGATGCGGCTGATCGACTGATTGCTTACTTGGAAAGATGACATTTGGTGCTCCGTTTTTTTGGGGTGATCTGTTCTTTCACTATTGTAGATCGGGCGGCTGCCCCTTGTCTACCCCTTGTTTGCGCTTTTCTTGTATTTTGCATGTAAGTTGCTGAAAGGTAGAGAGATCTTTTTTTGTAGATCTGGGTTGACCGGTCCGGAACCAGTCCGGAACCGGCCGAAAGAGATCTCTGTAGCGCCATGGTCCCCGGTTCAAAGCAGCCGACAGCGATGGTACCCCCTGATGAAATAGTGAAAGAATCGATCACCGGTATACTCTGAGATCCTGCGATGGTGATGTCTTCGAGCAGCGTCGAGACAAGGGAAGTATTCACCGTGCTGCCACCCGAAAATCCCGACATGGGCGATCCCCACGTCGGCACCATAGCGCACACATGAAACGAACTTGTCTGTTTTGAGGTGGTGGTCATATCCAAGGTGGCAGATCAAATATTCAGCGCGGGGACCACCGGGGCGCATTGGTTTCAGTTGCACAGAGTCGACGATTTCGGGATCAAAGCTGTTTTCGTTTTTTCGTTTGTATCGTTCGGTCATGATGTTCTCCATTTTGGTTTGTGGTGGGGGTGGTGCCCCCCCCGTGGGGGGGGCGGGTTGCTTGACTAGGCTGCAATCGCTGAAGCGATTTGAGCGACGCACTTGGTGATTCTGTCGCCCGACTCGCGGATCTTCTCGACGTCACCACCGCTCCACCCGGCAACGTAGCCGAACGAATAACAGCCGGTATCTAGTCCGATGATATTGGAGACACAAAAAGCAACGCTTTCCGCTTCAACTTCAGCGCTTGCAATGCTGTGCAGTTCTCCAAATTCCTTGTTATAGCCGGAGTGCATAACAGCGTGGCCGATTTCGTGGATCAAGGTCTTGATCTCGTGGTCAGCGTCGAGCCCGTTGGCAATTTCAATTTCCTTCGCTTTGAATTTACACACCCCATTTGCGCCGGGGTGCTCGTCCATCTCAGAGTTGAACTCGACGGAGAAGCCAAGATCGTTTGCGAAGTCAACTAGCCCAGATCGAACAGTGGCGGAAACTGAATCGCCTTCGACAGCACTGGCAAAGCTACCACTTGGCAGATCGTCGCCTTCGGTTTGAGAGATGTCGAAAACGGAAACCGCTTTGAATCGACAGTAAACTAATTTTTCTTCTCCGGTCTTTTTGTCCTCAATCTTCATGGGGGCGGGGGCAAGGATGCGAATTCCCTTCTCACCTTTTTTCACTTGTCGACCGAGTTTCTGCCAAGCTTTGTACCCGGCAACGTGGGAAGCGTTTGGATTGTGCAGGTAGATCAAGCATTGGTTGTTGAAAGAGTAGTTATGAAATTTGCTTTTGAAGTCCAAAAAAGCTTTCCACTCAGCGCCCGTGGTGATTCGCTCAACTCCAGCCTCAATTTTAGCCAAGAGATCTTTTGTCTCGGCTGCTTTCTTTGCTTTCCATTCCGCTTTTTGCTCTTTGTTGAATTTCTTGGTCATGGTGTTCTCCGTTTTTTTTTGGTGGTGGTGGGGGCCCCCCCCGGTGGGGGGGGGGCGGTGGTGGTGGTTAGAATTTGGGCTGGGCCAGTCCTACGGGCACATAGTAAAATCGGCGCGTATCGTCGCAATCGCGAAACCGCTCGTTCATATCGTCGGCAACCCCGCGCCCCATGTCGGTTGTTTCTACGCGGACACCGGGCTGGACGGTTGAAGGCAGATCATCATTTGAATAGTACCCAAAACCACTATAGTTTCCGGTGGCATGCAGCATATCTTCAAGAAGGGAATTCCAGCCCTGTCGGACATCGGGTGAACAAGTCGACTCAAGATTTCGACGGTTTACGAGTTCAATCATATCTAAGACGCTTGCTCTTTTGGTTTTTCGTGTTTTCATTTTGTGCTCCGTTTTGTTGTTCTTTCATCATTGTAAAGCATTTGTTTGTACGTTGCAAGCCCTTTGCTCTGTACAGGCTGGGATCCACTGGTAAACTGCCGTTTTTATTGGTGATCTTTTTTTGTAGATCTGGGTTGAGATCTGAGATCTGGTTTCCAGTTGGGCCAAAGAAAAACCCCCTGGATCGGCTAAGTTGCCGGAACCAAGGGGGAAATAGAGATCACTTTGTGATCTGTTAGAGATCACTTTTTCTTTTCTTTATTTTTCAACACCTTGCGCGGGTCGCGTGTTTTTTTCTTGCTGAGCTAGAGCAGAAGAGATCACAAAAAGGGTGTTAGAGATCACTTGACAGCCGGTGGGCTTTTGTGATCCGAGCTTTTGCGATCCCGGCAAAAGAGGGATCACGCTCAATCCCAATTGATTTTATATTTTCAGCTATCGCAGCGACGTTGGTTGTGCCGGAACCAACGAAGGTGTCGAGGACAACCCCACCTGGTGGAGTCACCAGCCGAACCAGCCACCTCATCAGCCTCACTGGTTTTACCGTCGGGTGAAAGTTTTTCACCGTCGAGGCAGTGCGACCGGCACCGGCTCGCGGGCTATTCATTCCGGCACTGTTTTCTTTTCGCCTTACAGCGTCGGAACCCTTGACCCCGTTTAGATCTTCGCATCCCTCTTCTCGCTCGCCCCTGGATGGCTTGGGGCAAGCGTAGATGTTCGCTGGCCACCTGCCTTGATCGTTTGATACCGACTCGAATGGCCCGACAGCGTCGAAGGGGCTGCCGTTGCCAGTCTTTACTGTCGGGAGGCAATCGGATCCAACTGGCCACGCGGGGTCACCGTTTTCCAGTCGGCACCCATCGATGTTCAAACCACCCACGCCCCACTTGATCACGTTCTCCGCTACGGTTCCGTCGAGGGGTTTTCGGGCCATCACCGCTGGTTCTTGTGAGGGTTTAAGAGCGGTTCCCCAGCCGGGCATTGACTCCACCGCCATCGATTTTGGAAAGCCTTGCCATTGCAGCCACGAGACCAGATCGCGAATCTCAAACCCTGCATCCTCCACCGACGTCGCTAAACGGTGAATGGTTCTAGTTGCACCAAAGGCGATGAGGTGACCACCGGGCTTGAGAACACGCAAGCACTCGGTTGCCCACTTGTCACCGGGGACGTCACAATCCCAAGCGGAGTTCATGAGACCGATCCCGTATGGTGGATCGCAAACAATGGAATCAACCGAGTTGTCTTCCATCTTCGAAAGCTCTTCGACGCAATCACCACAAACCAGCGTGGCCAGTCCGATCTTTTCGACGTCGCCCGGTTTCATGGTTTTAGGTTTTATGTTTTCTATTTCGTCAAGCTCTTCGTTGATTATATCTGGGGCGGCACCTCCACCAAGAGAGGTCGCCAAAGAAAGTTCTTTTTCGTTTTCGTCTTCGTCGTGGACGTCGCCAAGCTCTAGCGCATCACGGAAAGCGTTGACCTCTAGATCGTCCCACCCGATACGGAGATCAGAGGGAAGCTCGCCAACGGTGGTCGCTAAGATTTCCTCGTTCCACGTCGCAAGCTCGGCGGTGCGATTGTCTGCGATGGCATAACCGGCCTCGTGGGCTTTTGATTCTGAGTCGAATGTTATGGCGGCGATTTCTTTCCAGCCGAGAAGCTTGGCGGCGGCTAGTGTCCCATTACCAGCGACGGCATGACCAGTTGACGAGACAACGATAGGCTTTTGCTGGCCAAAGGCTTTTAGGCTTTGCTTGATCGCTTCTATGTTTCTCTCGTCGTGCGCTCGTGCGTTGTTTGGATCTTGCTCGATGTCGCCCAGCTTGACGCGAAAGCCCTCCAGCTCGGGATTGATTTTCTCCATGCTCTTCGATTTCACCGTTTCCTCCTCGTTGTTTTTGTTTGTGTCGTGCTTGATAGTTGTTGGCATTTTTGATAGTTATCTTTTATATGATATAAGTTCAAGGGGCAGCATCGACGGTGACAGGAAAGTGCAGCAAGTGTGGCGTTGAATGCTTGGCGTCCAGCGTTGGAGATTATCAACGACGGGTGAACTACTGCTCGACGTGCTACGTGCCAGCCGATCCAACTTTTGGCTGGATGCTAAGCGAGTACAGGCGACGTGGGTTGGATGAAAAGAAACTTTGGCAAGCCCAGAGGCAAAGCAAAAGCAAGCTGGAGAGATTCCTCTACAAGGAACTAGAGATCAAACCAGCAACCCGAGGACGTGAAGCACCATCGACGTCGGAAAGGTGACGATGACAAAGATCAAAAAGTGCAAGGGTGCCCCAACAAAGTTGAACCCTGAAGTCGAAGAGACGATATGTAACGCATTAAAAATGGGTGCCTATCTTGAGACGGCAATCGCTTACGCTGGCATTAGCAAGCATGCCTTTTATGATTGGGTGAAGCGAGGGACCAAAGAGATCAACCGACGTGCAAAAGTCGATGCCGAGAGAGAAAGTGAAAGTTACATTACTTTGGAGCAACGTAGCAAAGAGCCATATCAAAGAGAACTGGAACGACGTCGAAAGAGGGATGAAGAAGACAAGGTGTTGAGGGAACAAGAGGGAGCCTATGCGGCCTTCTCAGACCGAACAAAAAGAGCAATGGCAAATGGGGAGCTAGGTTACCTCGGTGTCATAGCTAAAGCAGCCAAGGGTGGATTAGTTATTGGTAGGTCAGTGACTCATCATGAGGATGGAACAAGCACCACTGTCGAGAAGTATGCCCGGCCAGAATGGACAGCAGCGGCATGGGCACTGGAAAGAAAAAACCCCGAGCGTTGGGGACGTCGACAAGTTGAGGTTGTCGGGAAGGATGGCAAGCCACTAGAGGTCAAACATTCATGGGCTGACGCAATCAAGGAAACTTTTGCGCAGGTTCAAGAGGACCGGAAAGAAGACGCACCACGCCTTACAGCCCAAAAGATTATTGACGTCGAAGATTGTGAGTGATTCGTATTGTTCGTTGTGTCCAACGAACTGTGGTTTTTTTTTGTTTTGTGCTCGGGCTTATTTTTCCTCGACCACTTCTCAGAGGAAACACCAACCACGAGGTTGCATGAATTATACAAGTTTGCGTCGAGCGGTCAAGGGGGCTTAGTGACGAATGTCGTTGGCTCTTTTGCGGCGGTGGGTTGCGTCGAGTTCCTCGAAACAACTTCAACCGACGTCGACAATGAACCCCGTTTTTCGCCCCTGTATCGACGAAACCGCTAACCTTGTATCGACAAAACGTTCAAACAGTAGGATGTATAAACAAATGGCAAACAAGCAAAGGACGTCGGAAAATGGAAGATGCTTTCGAAGAAACTTTTATTCCTCCCGAGGCTGGTGAACTGCTAGCCCTCCAAAGAAACCCAACACTCTTCATGAGGGAATGGTTGGGCACGTCGCTATGGGAGAAACAAGAAACAATATGCAACAAACTAATCGACCACAAAAAGGTTGCCGTTAGATCTTGCCATGGTTCAGGTAAAACTTTTTTGGCGGCAAGGATTGCGTTGTGGTGGTTATTCACTCGCCCGTTTTCAGCCGTGCTAACAACGGCTCCAACGAATCGGCAGGTGGTCGAGTTGTTGTGGAAAGAGATCCGAGTAGCCTACAAGGATTCGCGGGTGCAGCTTGGTGGCAATCTTTTGCCGAAAGCTCCAAAGTTGTTTGTTGACGATGACTGGCTTTTGATCGGGTTCTCCACTGACAACCCGGTCAACTTCCAGGGGTGGCATTCCAAGGGCGGAACTTTAGTTATCATGGATGAAGCACCTGGTGTGCACGTCGACATATGGAACAGCATTGAAGGTGTTCTTGTTTCGGCATCGGATCGCATGTTGTGCATCGGCAACCCCGTTGAACCGTATGGTCCATTCTTTGAGATGTTCAAACAAAGCGACGTCGGCAAAGTGCATATCTCTGCCTATGACACACCGAACGTTTCAGCGGGTGCCGACCTTGTGCCGGGTTTATGTTCGGCCCCGTGGGTCGAGGAGAAGAAAGAACAATGGGGCGAAGACTCGCCGCTGTGGCAAGCACGGGTGCTTGGTGAGTTTCCGTCAACGCATGATTCAACAGTGGTACCGCTCGACTGGGCACACAAGGCCAATGAGAGGTGGGAGGAACTAGCGAGCAAGAACCTAACAACAAACCAGCCGGTCCACCTCGGTGTCGACGTCGCAAGGATGGGCAGCGACTACACAGTGATCGCAGAATACAACGAAGACTTTGGAATCCTCGACGTGTACCGACTAAACAAACAAGAGACGATGGCGACGGTTGGCGACGTGGTAGAGATAACAAGAAACAAACAAGTTCAATCGATCTTTGTAGATGCCGACGGACTAGGGGCGGGGGTTTATGACCGGCTGGTGGAAGTCTTTGACGGTGATGGTGGGGAGATCTTGACGTCGATCAAACCAGTAAACACCGAGGGCTTTTGCCGTCGGCACCACGTCGAGAAGCGCGCTATTCTCGACGAGAAAGCTATGGATTTTTCTTTGTTCTCGACGCTACATGAGTCTCTTCTCGTCGACGGGTGCCCGATTTGTGAGCACCAAAAGAGCCTGGCAGAGCGGGATAGGTTGCACAAATCACCCCCGGCCACCGAGGATAAGTTGCACGAAAGTGGCTCGCTGTCGTCGAGGTGCGCCAAAAGCTCAATGGAATCAGGGGCTTACGGGGCCACGGCAGGGGGGTCCACCCAAAAAGCTCAACAAAACCAGGGGCTTAGCGGCCAGATCCCGAAAAGCGCAATGAATCCGGGGGGTTACGGCGTCTCATGTCCTAAAATCAGGGCGGCACGTGGTGGTACCCGCCCAAAAATTTCAGACCGATTTTTCAACTCTCGGGCCGAATGGTATTGGAATCTCCGCGAGCGTTTGAACCCTAACAGTGAAAATCCGATCTGCCTTCCGATCCATAACGGACTACTTCAGCAAATTACTTCTATCCGTTGGCGGCTAAACTCCAAAGGCCAGATACGCATAGAAAGCAAAGACGAGATGCGAACAAGGGGCATGCAAAGCCCAGACGAGGCTGACGCCGTCGTTTATGCGCTGGCGGCAAAAGAGTCTTTTGTTGATTTTGTTCTTGTTTGAGTTTTGTCGATTGACATCCAACGTATAGGGTATGGGCATGAAACTGTGGGACGCGATAAAAAAGCCGTTCGGAAAAAAGAACGAATCAGCAATCGAGAAAGCACCATTCGACGGCGGATTTGCCGAGGGCGGTGAAAGTATTCTCACGCGCATTCTCACGACGGGGAGCGCACCAAAGCGCGGGTCAAGAGAACTTCTTGAGGCATACAAAAATCTGCCTTGGCTTCGTGCCGTTGTGGATCGAATCTCTGTTTCGACGTCGTCTGTACCCTGGCATCTTTACCGGGAATCAAACGGCAAGCAACGTATGGGCAACGTACCAACGACCAAGAGCCGTTCTATGGTCGAGGTTGAAAACCCCTTCAACGTTCTAATGAATAGGCCAAACCCTGTCATGACTGGTAGGGCTCTTCGGCAAACGGCACAAATCTATCTCGAACTATTGGGCGAAAGTTTCATCATCATAGAGAGAAACGCGCAAGGTCAACCCGCCGAGCTTTGGCCGATTCCGCCGACGTGGGTCAACGCCACCCCGAGCGGGGACAAACCTTTTTTCAATCTAAGTTACAACTCACTTCAAATGGACGTCGCCGAAAGTGACATGCTGTGGATGGCGTATCCAGATCCAATGAACCCCTATGCACGTGGTACCGGCATCGGTCAAACCTTGGGCGACGAACTGGATACCGACGAGTACACAGCGAAGCACGTCAAAAGTTGGTTCTACAATCGCGCAACCCCCGAGCTATTGGTGGGCGTAAAGGGTGCATCGGAAAATCAACTTCGCGGCGCTAAGCAAGCTTGGGAAGATGCGCACCGTGGTGCCTTTCGTGCGTTCAACTCTCATTGGCACTCTGGTGAGCTTGATGTCCAACAACTGAGTCAAACCTTTGCAGACCAGCAACTCATTGAGCTACGTCGCTATGAACGAGACATAATCATTCACACTTTTGGTATCCCGTCGGAGCTTCTCGGCATCACCGAGAACAGCAACCGTGCCACCATCGAGAGTGCAGATTATCTCTACAGTCGATGGACGATAACGCCACGTCTTGAGTTTTGGAGAACCGAGCTGCAAGAAAAACTTGTGCCGTCATTCGGTCAGGGCTTGTTTCTTGAATACGACAACCCGGTGCCAGAAGACAAAGAGTTTCAAATGAACTTGATCAAGGTGGCACCGTATGCCTTCACGATCAACGAGGTTCGCGACGTCGCCGGGTTGGGTCCACGAGAAGACGGCGACAGATACCCCGTCGACGGCTCAACAACTTTTGTCAGCATAGACGGTGAAGACGTCGGCCCAGCAATGCCAGATGTCGAGGCTGAGAACATCGAGGCCGAAGAAGAGATCGAAGACTACGAAGAACGTTCAGTGAAAAAGGCTGTCACACAAGCAAACATCGACACCATTCTTGAGGTTTTGCAGCCGGAGACTTTAGACCTTTACACAAAGAAAGAGATTGAAGACGCCGTCAAGGAGATGGGAAATCTCACCCTGGTTTCCGCTGGTCTTGAGCCGTCGTTTAGTTTGCTGTCGCCGCAGGTTGTAGAATATTTGCAGGGCTATTCTAGCGTTGACATTGTTGGAATCAACAACGTGACAAGAAACGAAGTTAGGGATCGCCTGACGGTTGGCGTCATTCAGGGTGAAGATGTGAACCGGCTATCCTATCGGATCCGTGGTCTTTATGATGAGTTCTACAAGAATCGTTCAAAGACCATCGCGAGAACCGAGGTCATGCGGTCGTCGAACTTCGCTCGTTTTCAGGGGTTAGATCAGCCGGGCGTTTTCGAGGGCAAGCGTTGGTTGACAGCCAGAGATAAAAGGGTTCGCTTTCGCGGGTCGATGTCCGGTCACCGTGCGCTTCATGGAAAAGTTGTGAAGATGAGCGAGCCATTTCGCATCGGGGCAGCGACGGCGATGTACCCAAGTGACTTCGGGGTTGCCGAGTTAGACATCAACTGCCGCTGTACGATTGTGCCGGTGGTGTCGATGACAAAAGGCAAGATTGCAAAAGAAACCGAAAGAGAAGAAGAGATTGACACTGAATGGGTTGAAGAGGCTGATGAAGTTGTCCTGTCCGAAGAGGAACTTGGCTTCGCGAAAGAGTTTGACGATTTCACCGACGTGAAGTTTGAAGTTTTGAGGGAAGCTTTCATCAAAGCATTCGAGGTTCAAGAAGAGATGCTTCTTGAGGCTCTTAGGAGTTACGCATGAACGACAACAAGAACAAGTGGTTCGACAAGTCAAAGATTGACGTCGACAAAACACCGCGAACGTCGAAAGAGTTTTCTGATTTGATCGAAAACAGCGACGGCGTTTTGAAGTTTGTGGACGTTGAAATCGTCCCCACTGAAGCAGCGCAAAACGAAAACGAAAACTTTGACGTTCCGTTTACCATCTCGACAGCCGCAGTGGATCGCGACGGCGACACCATAAAGCAGGACGGATGGGAACTTTCTGAGTATATGAAAAATCCGGTTGTTCTTTGGGCGCACGATACGACCAGCCCGCCAGTCGCAAAGTCAACAATGGTTTTCGTTGATCCAGAAACATCGACGCTGAAAAGCGTTGCAAAGTTTCCATCGAAAGATCTTTATCCGTTCGGAAACATGATCGGGCGAATGTATCTCAATGGATTTCTTCGTGGTGCATCGGTTGGATTTATGCCTATTGAATACGAGATCGACGAGGCAAGAGATGGGTTGATGCCGACCAACTTTAAAAAGCAAAAGCTTTTGGAGTGGTCAGCCGTACCCGTGCCAAGCAATCCAGAGGGGCTGGCCCAAGCTCGTAGCGTCGGAATCGACACGACCCCAATGGTTGAGTGGGCAGAAAAGATCCTCGATGGCGCTGGCGCTCTTGTTCTTCCGCGTTCACTTTATGAAGCAACATACAAGCAAGTGGCACCCGTGCACTTCGCAGTGACGAGAAAAGACGAAGAAGTTTCGTTTTCTATTCTTGAAAAAGAAGAGATCGAAACAGAGATTGACGATGTTCCGAAGGAGTTGTTGGAAGACTTCTATGCGAAAGAGGAACCAGAAACCGTCGAGGAAAAAGCTGTGATCCCCTTCAAGGCTTACACGGCAGCCCCTGAAGGTGACGAGTGGGATTCTGCCGTTGAAGAAAGAGATGCCACACCTGAAGATTTGAAGATTATGTCAACGTGGTACGACGCTGAAAATCCAGATGTTAAAAGCTCATATAAGCTGCCACATCACAAAGCAGGAAGTTATGACGTCGTGTGGCGAGGGGTTTCCGCTGCAATGGGCGCATTGATGGGCGCTCGTGGCGGGGTTGATATTCCAGAGCAAGACAGAAAAGGAGTCTATGAGCACCTCGCCAAGCATTACAAACAGTTCGGAAAAGAACCGCCACCTTTTGAAAAAGAGGTTTCGGAAAACATAGAAGAGAAAGATGATTCGTTGTCTCCAGAAGGGGATACTGGCGACGACACTTACCAGATCCCAGACCTGAAGTCGTTTCAGTCAATGGTGGTTGAGTCGGCTCGGGTTGAAATGGATGAACTGCGCGGCCTTATTGGTCGTCTAACAGGACAAGAACAAGGAGACAAACAATGAGTATCCTTACCAAGGAAGATGTCCAAGGTTTCGTGCGCGATACCCTTGGCGATGAAATGGCCGAGATGAAGAAGACCTTGACCAATTTGGTTGAGCAAAAAGAATCAACGCCGGTTAGAAAGTACACACAACCTTTTGCCGGAAGTGATGACAGCAAACTTGCTGAAAAGCTTTCGACGTCGAAAGCCGGAACCAGTGCGGCTCGATTCATTCGATTGCTCGCCGCTGGAAAAGGCGACCCAGAGCGAGCAGCAAGCATCGCTAAAAACTGGGGCGACGACTACATGGCAAAGAGCTTGAATGAAAGCGTTCTCGACGCTGGCGGTGCTCTTGTGCCGGAAGAGTTCATGAGTGAAATCATCGAGCTTCTTCGCGCAAAAACTGTTGTTCGCTCGATGGGTGCAATGTCTGTTCCCATGAACAGGGGAAGCTTGACGATGCCATTTCAAAGTGCATCTTCTACGGCTGCCTACGTCGGAGAACTGCAAAACATTCCACAAAGCCAACCTGCCTTTGGCCAGCTTACCTTGTCGGCCAAAAAGCTCGTTAGTCTTGTTCCGATCAGCAATGATTTGATCAAAGACTCTAGTTCCAACGTCGACCAGATTGTGAGAAATGATCTTGTGGCGACTATGGCTCTTCGTGAGGATATTGCTTTCATTCGTGGAAACGGTGCTAGCAATACTCCAAAGGGTATGCGCCATTGGGCTTTGCCTGCCAACGTCTTCGCCGCTACCGGCGTGACGCTGAACGACATTACCAATGATCTTTTCACGGCGATGACTAACCTGGAAAATCTCAATGTGCCGTTGAGCAACGCGGGTTGGATCTTCCCACCTCGAACCAAGGCTGGCTTGATGCGTATTCGTGATCTCAATGGAAACTTTGTTTTCCGTGACGAGATGCTTCGCGGTACGTTGATGGGTTTTCGTTATCAAACGACGACGCAGATCCCAACCAATCTCGGTGGCGGTGGAAATGAAACTGAAGTTTACTTTGCAGACTTCAGCTCGTTAATGATCGCAGAGAGTTCCGGTCTTGAGATTAGCATTTACGAGGGCGGCGCTTTTAACGACGGTGCAAACGTAATTTCTGGCATCTCGACAGACCAGACGGTAATTCGTGCTCTCAGTCGACACGATTTCGGGGCGCGTCAGCGAGGTCAAGAGATCAGCGTAATCACCGGAGTAACTTACGGCGTCTAGCCATAACTGAAAGATAAGGAGAAAAAACAATGACTGCTTTTTCTAATGTTCACGACGTAGGTGCTTTTTCGGGTGCCACTCGGTTGCTTCTGGATTCCCAGGCTGGCGACTGGAATAGCAACGGTGCAAGTCTGGATACAACCCCAGATGGCCCACAACAACTTGGCTCCGGATTGATCACCTTGGAAGTGCAAACCGACGTCGCTGGCGCGGAAACTTGCACTGTTACCTTGGTGGTCGAGGACGCTGCCGACGATGGCGCGGGTGCCCCCGCGCTACCGTTCGCCGCTGTTCCCGCTGCCGATCTGATGACTGCTGCCGACGGCGCTGATGGGTTACCCGATCCGTTGGTGATTGATGCGGCTGTCTCCGACAGTGGGGCGCTTTCGTTCACACTTCCGTTTCATCGGTGTCGGCGACATGTTCGCGTGACCACCGATGTGGTGCAATCAAATGCGGCGCGAGTTGCAACCGTTGCACTCATTGCGGTCGACGGCGGAAACGTACTCGCACCAAGATAGCGAATAACTTTGGAAGGGGGTTGATATGTCAACCAAAAAGATTCGCTTTCTTAAGAATTGCGGAAACTACAATGGCGGAGAAATTGCCGGATTTGATGACGCTGAAGCTGCCGAATACGTCAAGCGAAACATTGCTGAGTATTTGACGGCAGAGGTGAAATCTTCCCCGGTGAAAAAAGCGCCGATTGTGAAGATAGAGGAACCGTTGCCCGCTGAAGAGCCAGCCGAAAAAGCTGAAGAGAAACCGAAAAAGAAATTGCTTCGACGTCGGTCATCTCGCAGGCGGGCAACCGAGGAGTAGAGGGATTGGCGGCATTTGCCGTTTCCCCGAGGAGGTGTGATGTCACTTGCTGCCAACGCTCTTACTACTCTGTCCGACGTGAAGGCGGAGCTTGGGATCTCTGATCCCGACTCCGACAATTATCTTGAGACTTTAATCGATGCGGTATCTGCCGAGATTGAAGCGTTCCTTGGGCGAAGCCTAACTTACGAGGCTGGCATCGTTGAGGACGTCGCTGGTTTCGGTGGATACCGCATCACAGTTTCCAAAACACCCGTTCTAAATGTTACAGCGATTGAGTTGATCGATCCGTGGTACCCTGCTGCCACGATAGACGTTTCAAACATAACGATAGACAACGCTGATGCCGGTTTGATTTATTACCGAGCGGGTTGGCCATGGACCGTCCCTTGCCCACCGGGAACAATAGCGGGGCACCCCGCTGCGGGACAAGAACAGAAATCCATCCGCGTAACATACGACGGCGGTTATGAGCTTCCAGCGGCGACAACGCCAACGATTCCCCTTGACATAAAGAGGGCAGCTACGATTTCTGTGACGACACGGTTTCGCCAGCAAGGTCGAGATCTCAACATAACGAGAGAAAGCCTGATGAGCTACAGCGTCACATATGCCAACCCTGTCGGCGATACAGCGACGCAAGCGAAGATGTACCCAGGAACGTCGCTCCCATCGGCGGCGATGATGATGCTCTTACCGCATCGAAGAATTGCGGGGGTATAGACATGGCCTATTCGTCAATGCTCACCGGCAAGGTTACCGTTGCTAGCGCGACAGGAAAAGACGCATACGGTGATCCAAGCTTTGGATCCCAGCGTGTCATTTCCGCACGAGTTGAAAACAGCACAAACACAATTACCGATTCAAGTGGAAGGGAAAGAATAAGCAACACACAAATAGCGACGACGGAAAGGCTAGGGTTGACCGACAGGGTTTGGTTACCGGGAACGGACACAACCGACGTTGCCCAGTCGAGACGTCCCATGAGAATAGACAGTGCCTCAACGCCGCATGGAAGCTTCACGGTTTTCATGACCTACTTTTAGGGGATGATATGACCAAGATTTCAGTCAAGGCAAAGGGTTTGACGAGGACCGAACAACTCCTAAAAGACAAGAGAAAGAAATACCCAGGGGCTTTTGCTGCTGCACTGTTTCAAGTTGGCGGCGACATTTTCTCTGAAAGCCAAGAAGAAGTGCCCGTCGACACGGGTAGGCTAAGGGCTTCAGGTGGAGTATATCCACCACCATTCATAAAAAATCCCGTCGTGAAAATTGGCTACGGAACGAACTACGGTCTTTATGTTCACGAGGATCCAAAAAAGAGACATGGCCCGGTCATTGGACGAGGCGTTGGACAGAAATATAAATTTTTAGAGGATCCATTCAATCGTGCACTGAAGACATTCAGAGAAAAGCTTGCGAGATATTTCCGCAAAAACATCATAAAGAAAACCTGGACACCTCCGACGACACCAGAGGAAGGCAAGAAGGGATCCAACAAAAAGATGAAAAGAGAGGCTAGGGTTGATGCGAACAAAAAGAGGCGAGCCGGACTGAAGAAAAAGCGAGACGCCGAAAAAGCGAGAAGAGATGCAGCGAAAAGAGCAAGGTCGGGCATAAAGAAACGCGGGATAAACCTGCTGGGATAGGATGAGAAATGGCGCAACCTGATTTGGATATAGCAACATATCTTGGCACGACGCTGCCCGCGTTGGCGCTAGGGGAAAATTTGTTTGCTGGTCCTATCAGGGTTTATTCGACGTCGGAAGATTCCGATAGCGGTGTACCCCCAAGTTCGGTTTTTTGCTTGATGTCCGGTGGAAGACTGGACGAGGTCTTTCATGAAGGTTCGGTTTCAAATTATAGGCATCTTTCATACCCGACAGTTCAAATCTTTGTGAGGTATGCGGATTCATTCCAGGGGGGGCAGACATTGGCAAATTCTATTTTCGACGCCGTCAATCATCGACCAACGGTGGATTATGTGGAATGGAGAATCACAACGAGTTCGCCGATTTATTTAGGCCAGGAAGACGATCAGCATCATGAATGGTCAATCAACGTCGAAACGATTATTGATGAGGTTGTCTCATGATTTTAAATGTCCGGCTCTGGGGTGACTTTACAGTGTGGTTGGATTTCCCCCTAGCCTACCATTTTGGGGTAACTCCCAAACACCCCGCTTTTTACCAGCGGAGAACAAACAACGAAGGAGAAAAGAAAGATGGCAACAATAGCACCACAACTGCTAGGGGCTAATGGCTCCATGGCTGAACTCACCTTGTCTGCTACGACGCTGACAGGGGATGATTTTTTGAACGACGGGCAAACCGTCTTGATTCTTGAAAGCTCGGCGGCGGGACCGGAAACGGTAACCATCACCGGGGTCGCTGCTCAGGATTCAGGTCGAACAGAATCTCTCGTTGTCAACATTGACAACGGGGACAGGGCGTTCGTCGGTCCATTCAAACCACGAAACTGGAACAACGGTCTTGGTCGAATCGACATCGTTTCTACCGATGTTTTGATCACAGCCGCAGTAGTTCGCTACTCGATAGCTTAAAGGAGAAAACATGTCTACAACCATTACCGTACAAGATTCGCCGTCAAACGGTCAGCCAATTGAAAGCCTTGCATTCACCGTTGGTGACGTCACAGGGATGGAGTTTTTGAATGATGGAAAAACTCTAGTGATTGTTCACAACACCGACGTAGGTGCTCATTTGGTTACGATTTCGGGTCAGCCTGGTGCTGACTCGGGACGTTCAACCCCCGACGTGACTTTGACTGTTCCGGCCAGTGGATACGCAATTGCTGGACCGTTCAAAACTTCAAACTTTAACACAGCGACGGGCGCGGTTGAATGCACACCGGCAGACGCGACAGTCGAATTTGCAGTTGTAAGCTACAAGGAAGCATCAAGCTAAACTTCTCAGAAAGGAGAAACAGACATGAGCGCAATCCCAGGACGAGTAGGGCGCGTCAACGTATCCTTCGACAATGGGGCAACCTATTTGTCGGCGGGTGGCCTCGTTGATGCGACATTGAATGGTAACGTGGATGAACTCGAAACGACGACACACGACAGTGGTGGAGCCAGAGAGTACATTCCCAACTTTCACGACGAAACTTTGGACATGACAATGCGGTGGGACGAGGACGATCCTGGTCAAGCCGGATTGATTAACTCGACGTTCCCAACGCCGACTACCTTCAAGGTTCGTTTTGTTATGCAGGTGCAAAGTGGAAAACGTCGTTTTGACGCTGACGCTTTCATCACAAGTTTCACGCCGTCGCAACCGTTGGACGACACCGCTGGTTTCGATCTTACTTTGCGTCTAAGTGGAACAGTTGCGACGACACAACCATAGTAGAAGTCCTTTAGGGGGACTTTGGAGGATTTATGACAAACAAGACAAGAGGCTACACAGAAATTAAGCTTGGCGGACATAGCAGGCAATTGCGTTTTCGTTCTCATGAAATCGCAGTTCTTGAAGAGAGACTTGGCGTCGGGATAACCAAGATACTTTCCGAGGATCAACTTGGGTTGAGAGTTCTTCGGGAGGCAATCATGGTCGGCGTTGCTCACGAGTTCGCAGGCAAAAAAGGGAAAGAGGCAAGGCTTTCGCCTCAGAAGGTTTCTCGCTGGATCGACCAGTATGGCGACGATGGCGGAGATCTTGGTGAACTGATGAAATCAGTTTATGAGGCGATTGCCCTTGGCCTTCCCGGTGGCCAAAAGATGATGGATGACGAAGAGGGAGCGGATGACGAAGAGGAGGACGACAACCCTTTGGAGCTGGCGGCGAGTTAAACCGATTCGATTTTGAGTCGATGGTTATGCTAGCCGCTGAGACGGGTTTAACCCCGGCTGAGTTTTGGGGTTCTCCCGACGACATCTCGACGGGTATGACGATAAGAGAATTCGATTTTCACGTGAAGGGATACCAAAAGAGATTCGACTTGCAGATGGAACAGCTGGCATGGGTTTGCTCTAACGTTATGAGTTGTTGGAGCAAGAAACCTGTTAAGATGTCTCACCTCCTGCCAAAGAAAAAGAAAGAGGAAAAACAAAGCTTGAATAAATACTCGGATGCATCCGACGTGAGATCCGAGCTGAACAAGATAAGGGATGAAAAAGAAGAGAAAGTTATTATCCCTCTTGAATACGCCGACGACGTTGATCCACTGAGTGATGCGCCTTTTGATTTGGAAACCTTTAACGACAGGGAGTAAGCATGACTAGGGTTGGCGACGTGATGGTCGAGCTTCGTGCCCGAACTACCAAGTTCATTAAAGGCATGAAGAAATCTCGGGAGGCAATATCAGAGCTTAGCAATAGCCTTAGCAGTATATCGCGAGCGACAGGCGTGGCGTCGGCAGCGCTTGCCGGTGTCGGGGTTGCGGCAACCGCAATGTCGGGCAAGTTCGAAAAGCAAATGACCCGTACCGCCGCCGTCGCTGCTGGTGGCAAGAAGGGCTTTAGATCCGCTTTCAAGGATATGTCTCAGTCGGCATTGAAGATGGCGGGTGAAACGCAATACACCGCAAACGAGGTTGGCCAAGCCATGCAGTTCATGGCTATGGCTGGCATGGGTGTGACGAAGACGATGGACGGCATACCCGCTGTTCTTCAGTTGGCTGCGGCGTCGGGTGTTGACTTGGCGCAATCCGCCGACACCGTGACCAACATTATGGCTGGCATGGGTGTGGCGTCGAAAGATCTTGGCGACATAAACAACGTCTTGATCGGAACCTTTACCGGATCGAATGTTTCACTCACCGAGCTTGGCGAATCATTCAAGATGGTTGGACCCGTCGCAAAAAACATGGGTATCGACGTGGCGGAGGTCGCCGCTGCTTTCGGTATGATGGGTAATGCGGGCATTAAATCGACCATGGCCGGAACCGGCATGCGAAAAATGCTCTTGAGTCTTTATCAGACAACGCCAAAAGCAACGAAGGCAATGAAGAGCCTTGGCATCGGTGTCGACGTTATATCTGGCCCAGATGGGTCAATGTCGAAATTTGTTCAGCGACTCGTGGCAGCAAGGGAGGAACTAGGCAACACGAAATGGCAAAGAGATTTGCAAGATGTTTTTGGCATCATCGCAGTTCCAAAGATTCAAGCTTTGATCTCCGGTGGTGCTGAGGGTTTTGATCTTCTTGGTGACAAAATAGCGAAGGCAAGAAAAGAAAACATCGCATTCTTTCTACAGCAAAAACAATTGGAAACCTTGGCGGGAAGATGGGACATTTTGAAATCTGCCGTCGAGAAGCTTGCAATTAAATTTGGTGATGCGTTGGCTCCGGCTGCTGCTCTCGTCGTTAGAAAGCTCACAGGTCTTGTGAACTTTTTCGCGAACATGGATCAAACATTAAAATCGGCCATTGTTATCATCGGCGGCGTTGCCGCTGCGTTGCTTGCGTTGACGTCGGCAGTTGCGGGCATTGGGGCAATCATTGGTGGTTTCTCTCTTGGTGTTATCAGCCTGTATGGTTCCCTTACTATATTGCTTCCAAAGATAATTGCTTTACTTGCACCGCTTGCAAGTCTTGCGACTCTTGGTGTCCTGGTGGGCGGCGTTATAGGTGTAACCGTTGCCGGTGCACTTGCCAAGAGCAGCACAAGGCTGATGAAGAACAAAACATTTTGGCAGTTGCTATCTGAAGAGATGCGGTTCGCGACTGAAAGCATGTTTGGGTTTGAGCAAACAATAAAGAACTTCATTCGATATTTGTTAACGTTGCCTCTTAGTCTTTTGAACTTTCTCGGAGTTGGCGAGGCTCTTGCTGGTTTTGGTTTAGAGTCTGGGGCGGATGAAGATTATTATGATGCATTCTTCACCGAGGCAGAAAAAGATCTTCACAAATTTATTGTTGTTGCCGAGGAGGCGAGAAAAAAACTTGAGGCTTTCGGCGAGGAGTTCGGCGGCCTGAAAAGACAGGGAAGGATCGAGGGGATACTTGGTGCCAAAGGGCAACAGGTTTTAAGGGTCGACGTCAAAGAGATGATGTCCAAGGGTGCTACTCATTCAGACTGGACCGAGGCTATCAAGCAACAGAATATCTATCGCGACGCCATAAACAAGGTTCAAGAAGCAGAAAAGAAACTTGCTGAGTCAAGGAAGAACGCAAGAGACGAAGAAAGCAAAAGGCTTGAGGAAAGAAAGGCAAGTTTAAAAAGGCAGTCCGAAGAAGCCAAAAAAGAATTCCAAAAGATGATGAAAGAATTCGGCCTTGAGCCAGACGGGACAAGCAAGGACGGAAAGGACGACGCTGCCGCGCAGGCAAGAGAATCAGCAGACAAATTTTTAGAAACGCTAAATAAAACACTAGACGCCAGATTGTCGGTTCTGGAGGCTGGCGAGCTTGGAGGGGTGCAGACAGAGCTTAATAATTTTCAACGAACTGTCGACGAGGTGCAAGATGCTGCCGAAAAGCTAGGTGTTTCATCGACTGAAATGTTTCAGCGTATCGACGAGCTAACAGGGAAACAAGCTGAAGCATCGAGATCGGTTGTTCTTGAAATACTAAAAAGGAAGCGTGCCGCTCAGTCCGTGGAAGAGTTTGAAAAAACATTGTCCAGCGTCAACAAGATGATGGCAGAGCATGAGGGGCTCTCTTCGATCGATGCCGACGAAGTAACGGTAAACACAGAAAAGGATGTGAAAGTTGAAAAGAAACCAAAACGCAAGCCAAGGCAGAAGGTAGAAATATCACTTGAGAGACAACGTGGAACATTTGAATCGAACTTTAGATTGTTCTCCGAGAAATTTGGATCCTATCTTTTGTCGACAGCCCCGAGCGTTGCCGGTGAGGTAGCTGGCCAAGTTGGGGAATGGTCTTTTGGCTTTGGCAAGAAACTTGAGGCAATGAACCTTGGTGGCGCGTTCGGTAAAGCAGTCGCAGACTTTTTCAAAAAGCTTCCGTCTAGATCTTTGAAGTCACTTGGCAACATGACAAAGGGTCTTGGCTTAACGGGCGACAACGTGAAGAAGGCAGGTGCCCAGCTTGTCGACGGGCTTTCCGTCGCGGGTGGGAATCTGATGTCAAGCGTCTTGCCGCAGGCGACGGGAATTGGTTCAGCAATAGGTGCGGCGATAGGTACTGCCATCGAGCCGGGAATGGGGACGAAGATCGGCCAGATGATTGGCCAGATTGTCGAGTCGGTTATTTTGGCGGTTCCCGGGATAATAAAATCAGTCATGAGCGCACCCCAAAAGGTTGTTGGAAAAGCTTTCGATATGATCCCAGACTTTGTCGACGACAGAATGAAGAGCGATTTCGGCAAAAAGTTTGCGTCTGTTTTTGGAACCATCATTGGTCCAGCGTTTCTTGTTTTTGCTTACGCTTTGGGTGTCCTTGCTGCCACCATTGGAATGATAGCAAGTGCACCGGTTGCGATGGTTATGGCTCTTGGTCCGATTACGGCGATGATAGTTGCCCCGTTCATTGTGGCTTTCGCACCGCTTCTCGCCACGATTGCCGTGGTCGGCGTCGCGCTTCTCACTCTTGCTACAGCAATTTCATTTCTCGTGCTTCACATGACAACGGGGGTGGCTGCCGTCGCTGGGATCTTTGGCGGTTTGATAGCTCTTGCCACAAAGGGTTTCAAGAACGAAGCATATCTCGACGAGCAAGGTCAAATGGTCAGAGCACCCGAAGAGGATGCCTGGTCTAGACTCACGAAGGCTTTTACCGTTTCCATAGACATGCTCGTCGGTGCCATGCAGCCATTTATTCAAACGCTGTTTCCGCTTGCCGGTCTTTTTCATCTCGTCATGAGATTGCTGGTTCCGTTCGCCAAGGCTTTAAGCAACAATTCAAGCATAGCGGAATCTTTGTTTTATGCGTTCAAGGAACTCGGCATTGTCGTCGGTGAGTTCATGCTTGGTTTCGCTCAGGTTTGGAACATCGTTATCCCATTTTTCAATGATCTTCTGAATGGGTTCAAGGCTAATTGGCATGAGTTATTTAAGGCTATAGCGGATTGGGTCTTCCCGTTGAACGAGGCTTTTGGCGCTCTCGTTATCGGCCTTGGCAAGGTGGTAGAATGGATTGGCGCTACCATTCCCGGCATGGGTTGGCTCGAAGATATTGGCGCAGGCATGGTGACACAGGGGGAGAACATATTCAACGCTGACGATTTGCTTGCCGACGCTATTCTGGACATCGCCATTGGGTTGACAGATGTCGAGCTTGACGAAAGCGCAATCAACGACGCATTGAACGAAATAAGAAATGCCACATATGAAAGCGCTGGCGATCTGTTCGACGACATCGACGGATTGGACGACGCTGTAAAGGGATTTTCTGAGTCTCTCACCAATGTGCCGTCGGGGTACAAGGTTGCTCTTGAGAGATGGCGAGCGATTGGAGAAGAGGGCGGCCCGCTTGGTGGTGTTGCCCCGGGCGAACTTGTGAACGTTGGCGGGGGCGTTGGCATTTCCGAGATGTCGAGCGGTGATTATTTTAATCGAATGTATATGGCAATCAGAGAGGGAGTCTGTTGGGCTCTTGTCAACTGTTGCGGTTGCAGTGGTTCGGTAAGCGAAGCCACCGTCCCAAATGCGACGTGGGGAGATGCTATGGCAATGCAGGGGGCTTATGCTGGCGCGTCGAATAGCTCAAGGGCAGTAGCAAACATAAACATTGAAAACCTCTATGCGTCCGACGGTGAGGATTTCAGAAGGCAAATAGAAAGGGCAATAGGCAGCGCGAACTACAACGAGACGGGCAGTCCATACACACCCTTCATAAATGGTGGGTCATGGCGTTCTTAACGTTAAATCAGATAACGGTTCCCGTCGCTGCGAGTGACAGCACGGAAGAGCTTACCCGCAAGGGTGGGCGTAATGCGTCCATCGGCGGATCGTTCGTGAATGGAAGTGTTGGCGTTAGAAAAAAATTCAATGTCAGGACGACTCCCATGGCCTTCGACGAGGCTCTTGGTTTAGTTTCCATAATAGAGGGGACAGGTCACACAATACCGCTTGGCAACGGTTTCGACGGTATCACGGGGATGAATGTTACCCCTGGGTATTACCATTGCTTTTTTGAGTTCTCCGGTTCGGCACCGAACGCTAGCACGTCGGGCGTTCTTGTTTGCAAGAGTGACGGGTTCACGTCAAACAATTCCCCGGCAGAGCTTCAGGGGATGTTTTCTTTTGAGACGCAATTTTCCGACGACAGATGGACGGCCATATGGTACGAGGCTGGGTCAGCCGGAATCTGGAACACATGCGCGAGAACAAGCAACAGCGTCGGGTACATAAACGGATCCAGAGACGACCACGTTGGTACATGTGGCACAAGTGATTTATCGCCTGTTTCCCTTTTGTCGGTTTCTTCGAGTCGTGGCGTGTTCAAGTTCATGAACGCTGCAAATTCTTTGTCTGCTGGGGAGACAAAAATCAAGGCTAGCTGGATTGAGCTTATACCGGAAGTGCTGACGTCATCACAGTTGGCATCCCTGACGACTGGTCCGATAACACCACCGAACACATACCCACCTTTTGAGAAGCCATTCGTCACCCTTCGGGGTGATATTTTGCAGCTTGAAGATGTGAGTGTTGCCGAGAGTGAAAGGATGGCTTGTCTTGGGACCGTTGTAGATTTTAATTTTGTTCCGTGTTATATCGACGGTGATTTCAAATCAAACGCAGTCGAGGTCTCGTTCTCTTTGACGGAGTATGAAGAGGCGTATGCCAACCACGTTTAAGGATGTGAAAGAGGTGTTGTGTTGTCGAATAGAAAGTTTGCAAAGATAAACGGTGTCACGTTGCCAGTTGCCCCTGGCAGCGCATCGTCATCGTTTAATCTTTTTGGGCTTGATGATTCGAACTTTCAAAACAGACCTCGCAGGAACCAAAGGGCGACACAAAAATCTTATTCACTTGGGACCTCTCCAACGTCGACAAGTAAAGCAAAAACACTTCAGGGCATGATTGAAGGCAAGGGTTCAAAGTTTACCTTTTCTGACAGCTACGGTGTTTGGTCAACGGACGGGCAAAGGATATTTGACATATCCGGTGGGTCTGCTTTTGTTCGGGATTTATGGGGGCAACCAACCGATCCAACTTCTGGGCTTAAGAAAACAAAGTTTGGCGGAAACGCTTTGCAGCTAAGCTCGGGATCGACAGCGCTAACGACGGTTGAGGCTGGGATAGATTTTGAGTGGACGATCTTTTCTTTTGTGACAATTGGCTTGAACGGTGCGCCGTCTGGGTGCCCTCGTTACTTCTGGGCAATGCAAAACAGCAATGGCGACGAGATGTGCTACGGTGACGTCGGCACGGCAATAGCTTTTGCGACGTTTCCATTCACGGGGGCAGTTGTCTCGTCGACGAATGGGGATATTGTATCTCTGACGTCGAACTATCTTTTGCAGTTGGCCGATCTCGTCATTCTGCCGTGGTGTATGTTGACGGACGAGGCCGACGAAGTTTTCAAGCATACATCCCAGTGGGACATGAGATTGTCACTTGGGTTTGAGAACAGCTTCAAAGAGCTTGCTTTGGATAATATTGCCCAGTACACCGACGCGGCAAGTGGAGGATGGAGCTTTGTTGATACAGAGGGGGACGCGCCGGGAAGTTGTGTTCTTGATTTCGGTACAACGAACTCAACCGATGTTATCTACGCCGACGCGGCTAACTGGTACGCGGTAAACGGTTATGCCGACGACACCCCTTTCTATGCCCGACCGAGATCAATATCTATATGGATAAAATGCACCGGCCCGACTGGTCCAGGTGGCATCTTGGTTACAAATATATTCACAAGGGTTGACGATTCGTCTGGGTTCACGAAGGGATTCGTTGTTTCGGCGGCAGAGGTGCCGGTGTCCGGCACAAGAATTTCTTTTGGCTTGTTTGGAGAGAAATCGGGTGCACAAGAGTCGGTTGCTCTTGGTGACACCTACGGGACAACGCCAGGGGAATGGACCCATTACCTTTTCACCCTGGAAAGGGTGAAGGGTCCGACTCCGTCGACGGGCGCAACGATTGTTACCCTGTACAAAAACGGATCCAGCGTTGATACTTCAACCATTGGCGCGGGTGGGGATGCTCTATGGGATGCAGATCCCACGGGGGTTGAGTGGAGCGTCGGGGGTCTTCAGCCATTCCTGACGCCGAACTTTCCAGCGAACAACGTCATGCTAGCGGAAACGAATGTTTATGGCTGGCACTTTTCTGCCGACGAGGCAATGCAACTTTACGAGCGAGGGAGAAGCGGGTTTCTCGCCGAGCAGCCAAGACCATATGCAGAAACCCCACACGTGAACCTAAGTGGAACGATAGTGAACGACCGAGAACAAAGATGCTCTGGTCAATCGTCATCGTCAGACTTTGTCCCGGCGTACATACAGAATCAATATCCAACACCAGCGACGTCGGGAACCATGAAGGTCTTGGATGCACAACTTGAACCGAGCAAACTAACTGTCCCATTTAGACCGTCGGACGAGATGATGCCGAACGACCCAGTGAAGGCTGGGTCAAACCCGTTTACTTCTTTGAATTGTCCAGGTAGCGAGTTCGGCACAAGGCCAGTTTTTCGCGTCATCACAAATGGAAAACACTACGAGCCGACGACGAACGGCACTTCTGGCCGAGCGTGGTTCGAGGGTCCGTCTGAGTTTCAGCTTTTGTCGAGGGTGAAAAACCCTGAAGGTGTTGGCCCATATGGTTTCGACGTCGCTGAATACTTCGGGACAAACGGAAACGCTCCAGGCGGCTGGCAGCTAGACGGTGATCCCTCTCCGAATGAAGACAATTACGGAACAAGAATGGGCAAGCTTCACGAGGGTAAAGACGCAATAACGATTCTCATGTGGATAAGGCCAAACCCGATTGACATCGTCGGTATCAACACGCTGATGAGAAGCAGCGTAAACGTAGCAACTTCAAGCAAGCTCAGGCTAGATCTTTCACTGTCGGGCGCGAATCTATTTTTGCGGGTGAGCGGACGAAGCGACAACGCTGACTCGTTTCATACTCGCACCGGAACCGTTGACATTGTCCCGGTTAGCGCAAATGGATCCTGGTGGGTAATGGTCGGGGGTATTTGGGACTGTGCGGGGGATCGCCTTCTGTCAATCGTCAACGACAACATGGAGGATCTCGGAACGTTTGGAATGGCGCAAGCGTTCTTCGATGATTCACACAGCGTCACACAAATCGGACATGGCGGGTCAACGTCGCCAGCGCGTTCATGGATTTACTCAACAGAGCTTTACACTAGAAGGCTGACGAGTCAGGAAATTGCGGATGTTTATCACAACCAAGTGAACCAATTTAAGCTTAGAGGAAAAGGGGAGAGTTGATGTTTTTGTTTGGAAAATTTTTGAAAACTATTGGGGTTCATTTTGACGACGTGCCAAGGGATGATTTTGTCACCTTTATGATGCTGAACCTTCCGCCCGGTTCCCTGATAACCGCGTGGGTCGAGGAGGATTGATTATGTTAAAGAAGAACACAACCGGAGCGCCGATCTACCGCATATGCATAGACGTTGAGTCTCTCAAGGGTTTAACCTTTGACTCAGAGCTTGTCGGGGGGACGGTGTCTATTTCTCTTGGCGCTGTGACGCTGAAGAGCATAGGTGGAAACATGCACGGAAGGAAGGATGACATCATCGAGCTTTCATGCGTGTCTGACATGGCCACCGTTTCGATTGCGAAAAAAGAAACAACAAAGGGCAAGCCCCTTGATCGTTCGACGTCGAACGGCCAGGGATCTGGCGAGCCGGAAGTGTAGGGGTAGAAGATGCCAAGAAAAGTAAAAGGGAAAAATTGTCTGTTCACCATAGATGCGGCGGAGCATGGAAGTGACAAGTATGTTGCCCATGTTTTCATGGGCAAGGAGTCAATGGGTTACGTCGATGCGTCCAGCATTTCAGACCTTTTGACCGGGTGCTGTCTTCTCGTTTGTGGCGAGGAGAAATTGATTGAAGACGAGCCGATTGAAAGCGAAGAGATGGACACCGAAGAAAAAGACGCGGAAGAAAACAGCGAGGGTGATTCGGAATGAGGATAACGCCAACCACAAAAGGAAAGCACCCCTCAGCGTCGCTGGGGCAGCCTGGGTATGTCTCGGGTACGGTTACTCCTATGCGTGGTTGGTTTATGGACAGCATCACGAACGGCACAAGGATCGTTGATTCGTGGTCGCCATGGCCATGGGCGGCTGGCCCAACAAATGTCAACGAGCATTTTGATCTTGACGCCACCAACACCACCTGGCCACAGCAGGTGCCGTCGCCGGTTGGTTATGCCTGGAAGCTGAATTCAAATGCAGCTCTAGACGGGACTCCTTTTTACTCGATAAACGTGCCCGCACCTGGCTCGCCATACTCGACGTCTGACGTTGTAACTTCCTTTACGTCTGACGACAACACCGTTGGGTGCTGGTTTAGAATTGACGGCGAGCATGTCGGCGCTGACTATGGGGTGATCTGGGCTTTCGGTGGTCTTTCTGGCGACGGTGTAGCGGCAGAGAATGTTCTCGGGCAACTTTCATATAAGGCAGTCAGCGGCGCGGGATATGGAAATCTTCATTGGTTGCACGAGTGGGGGACGGGTGCAACGCAGCTTTACCAGTTCATAAATAATTACAGGATAAAAGAAAACGAATGGTACTATGTCGTCGTCCGTCGCTCCAATGTTGTGGCTGGTGGCTCGATGGATTTGGAAATCTTTGTCAACGGTGAAAAGATTCTATTCTTGAGTGGCGTCACCACCCCGACGGGTGGAAGCAGTTCGATGTGGACGATAGGGACGAGGCCGGACACTGTCTTCGGTGTGTGGGAGCAGTCTGCTCAGGTGTCCATAGCTGGTCTTTACATGTGGGACAATGCGCTTGGCGACGGTCAAGTGAATCTCGATTACCAGCGCGGCATTCTTTATGATTCGTTCACTGCCGTCGACGCGCAGGTTTTAAGCCTTGACAGGAAAGATAACTTCCCGGTCTTTGGTCCTGGCAGGCACCTGGATTTTACAAACCACCTTGGCGTCGACTGGGTAAAGAGCTTAAGCATAAATGACTCTGACGAGTCGAACACCATTTCCGCGCAGATAGATTTTCACAAGCTCAGTGGAAGCTTGAACATGTCGCCACTGGTGACCGATTCTCTCTTGAACGATCAAGATCCAGCCTCGACGTCGGTTGATTACTCTCCGCTTTTGACTACTGGTGTTTCTTCCATTGTTGAGATTCGCCTCGCCCGTGTTCCGCTGGGGACCGTGGCGAATGATTACCAGTGGTCGTCGATGTTTCAGGGTGTGACTGATAAAATAGATCAAGGATCGATTGACAAGTTGTCTCTGTCGGCGAGGGATTATGGATCGATATTGATCAACACCATGACTGAAACTGAGTACACTTATGGTTCGGCAACCGTTGTCGTTTTGATAGAGGCAGTCATTCAGTCAATATTGAATGACAACGACGATGCGACAAATCCGAACCCTCTTGTTTACGGGTCTTACCCCGAGCTTGAGCTAACGACCTTCGGTGCCCCGACGTGGGGAGTGAACGAATTCAAGAGGCAACGCGAGCCTGTTATGGCGCAGATTGAGGCTGTAGCGAAACAGATCGGATGGAAGGTCAAGTTTAAGTTTGACCCAAACCCATTGATCAATGACTGGCGGATCTCCCTTTACGAGCCTGACAGATATAACAGTTTCTCGACGACGGCGGCGGCAACTGGTTTGCTTGATCTTCCAGTTGCCAACGTCCCAATCACGTCGGGCAACTTAACATCAATGACCCAAGGCGCAGAAACAACGGAGCGGCTTAGAAATGTTGTTCGAATCGCCTACCCGTCTTCCGAGACGGTTCAAGTTTTAAACCCCCTGCCCGCTGGCGTTGTCCTTGAGGATCAGGGTCTGGGGGGTGTTGACAACGAGGGAAATAGAACACCGGCATTCATCACGTTGAGGGCAACCGATTCGGTCGACGAGTATCGACGTCGGTTCATGGAAGTGCAAGAGGATTCAACGAGTCAGATTGATACGGTATCAGAAGCCCAAACAATGGCAGAGTCTGCCTTGTCTGATTTGTCTTTCCCTGATCTCGACTCCAGCCTGTCGACGCTGTGCCTCTTCGAGGCAGAGGTTGGCGACGTTGGTTCTGTTTCGTCCAATGATATTTACAATACAGCAAAGCAGCAGTGGGCGATTAGAAGCACGAGACATTCAATCTCCGAAACTGCCAATTCTTCTCTGACGATGCATGGAAAGCCATCGATTGGATTCAAGTCATGGGGGGCGATTGAGAGTAGGCCGGGCATGGGACCACCCCCGATCCTGGGTCCGTCAGGCGTGCTGACTGGTCGAGATTTTACGACTCAAATCGTTGGCTATGACGCAGCGAATGCACTCACGACCTCGGGTCTTGGCGGAAGATTTTTACAATTTAGAAACTCTGATTTCTCGATCTTCACAATGGGATTGAATAACCCCCCCGACGGCTGGGAGATTGATGGGGCTGGTGTTTGGAATGCTGACATCATACCAAACATGTCTGAATCGGCCAGTGGTACGACGTCGATTGAGATAACCGACGCTGTAAACTTTACCGGACTACAACAAACGCAAGATAGCTACATTCCAATAGACGGCGACGAGTTTGAACCATACACCATCACAGCGACGTGGAAAAGACCGGCCGGTGTTTCAGATGATGACCTCATTGTTGGCATACAATGGCTTGAGGCTGACAAGGTTACCTTGGCAGGCGCAACATTTAGCACGACGTTCACAATGGACACGTCGTTAAATGGCACTTGGTTTACCAGCAAGTTTGAAGGTGTTCTCCCGCCAAGTGGATCCACCGCTAGGTGGGCAAGGATTATTTTTATCCGAAGCAATGGTGCGACAAATGACAGCATCTACGTCGACAGTTTGAGCATGTATCATTGCGCCAGAAAGGCGAAGGCTGTTAACGGAACGAATGACGCGCACAACGGTGTGGTTGGTGACTGGAATGTCGCCGTCTTCTACAATCCAGACAATGGAATTTTTCCATCTTATGTTTATGACTTCGGGGACAACTGGGAAACCGATACCGGCGGAACACCAAGAAGTTGGTTCAATATTAGAAAGTCTGGGCTATATCAAATCAACGCGCAAGTTTTGGTTGCATGCAACAACGTCGCCGGATTTCAAGACGGGTACGGACAAATCAGGTGCACTAAAAATGGAACCTATAACATTAGCAATCTTCCGGTGGTTGCCTCAGAAATAGTAGCGGAATCAAATGTTGTCAGGATGGTCGATGTAAACTTTTGCAATTTTGATTGGAACACGGGGGCTCCTCTCTTCGATTACTACGGTGCGGCGTCACTGTCGACCGTTCAACAGTTCGACGTGGGGGATACCGTTTGCATCGAATGGCAAGGGCATCGAGACATAAGCCCCGGTGCGCCAGACGATGCGGTGTCGGCGTGCGGATTTGCCGAAGCGAAAAATTCGACGTGGTTTGAACTGAAACTTTTACTGAACGAATAGGAAAAAAACATGCCAGCGGGAACACACAATTTTGAAATAGAGCAGGGGGCAACCTGGACAAGGGAGATACTCGTCAAGGATAGCCTCGGTGCCCCAATAGATCTAACAGGTGTTACCGCGAGAATGCAGATCCGAGACACCGTTGAGTCGTCCTCGTTTCTCATCGAGCTATCGACGTCGAACGGCAGGATCACCGTCGACGGACCAGCGGGAAAGCTCACGCTGACCATCTCTGCCGTTGACACAGCGGCACTTATGACGGGCGGGGTTTACGATTTAGAAATAGTCAACGTAGACGCCACGGTTGATCGGCTGTTGGAGGGTAGCGTTGTTCTCAGTCCGGAGGTGACAAGGTAAATGGATTGTTGTGATCCGCCAGTCGTAACAGTTCAAATCCCAACCGTTGACGTCACGGTAGGGGGCACGTCCACTGTCGACGTAACGGTGGTGGATCCGTCAACGGCAGTGTCAACAGTTCAATCGGAAAAAGTTGTTGTCACAAAAGATCCACCGCCAGCGATTGTTGTTGAGGTGGGAACAGTTGTCGGCCCGGTATCGACGTCGAATCTTGATGCTATTTATGCACCGATTCTTTTTTCTGCTTTCAGCCCTTTGATCCTGGCCAACCTTTCTGCTGGTGACATAGTCGTGGACTGTGAAGTTCACATAGACGATACTTTTGACGATCCAAATGCTACAATAGAAGTGGGAACACCAGCCGACGTCGGTTCTGTTATGGCATCGAACGAGAACGATCCACAGGTGGCGGCGACGTATGGGACAGATGAGAATTATATTGCGACCGTAGCCGAAACATTTCAGGCAACAATTTCACCGGGGGCGAGTACACAAGGTAGCGGCTATGTGCTAGCAACTATCAGAAGGATATGAGGAGAGAAAAATGGGACTGTTTAAAAATCTAGTCGGGAGCATGTCGTCGTTCTTCCAGTTCGGTGGCCCAACTGGAATGGCGATCAAAGAAGCGGGTGGTCTGCTTCAGGTTCGAAATGCAGATGATACGGCATTTGCTCGCCTACAGGTGGACACACCGACGGCGGACAGCGACGCGGTAACAAAGCTATACGCTGACACGCTAGAGAAACCATTGATCGTTTCACGTCAAGCGGACACGTCGGCCGCCCTTCCAACAAACACGGGTGTTCGTGGTTTCGTTGTCGTGACGACGGCGGGATCTGGTGCTGCCATTGGCGATCTGCTTTATGACGATGGAAGCGGCGCGGGCACCATGTCTATTTTGGCTGCCGTCGAAGGTCGAACCATTGCCGTGACCGATGCGTTGACAGGTGGAACAATAACCTTTGACGCTGATTCGATCTACATTTGGGATGCTGACGCTGGCACTCCCGAGTGGGTGAAGATTGGAGACATCGGAAGTGTGACGGGCACGGTTCGGGTTATTAGATTTTCAGTTGGCACGGCAACCGTTGACAGTGCGACGTCGATTGCCGCTAATGACCGAATCCTTAGCGCAAGTCTCGACGTTACCACTCCGTACAGTGGGGGTGCAACCATCGAACTAGGCAAGGCAGGCGGAACGGTTGATCTGATTCAGGATGCCAACGACAACAGACCGCAAGCATCTCACACCTACGACAAGGAACAGGATACCGACTGGGGTGCCGGTGGTGCGGCGATACGTGCGACGGTGACCGGCGCGGGCGTCGGTGCGTCAACCGTGGTCGTTAGATACACGAACCCGAATGGATAACGAATGACAAAGTTCGACTCAAATCTGGAGGGGACAATGCTCACCGAGTTTTCGGTGGGCGGTCCCGACGGCATCAAGATCGTTGACGCTGGCACCGTTCTTTCAGTTGAAGATTCGGCGTCGTCACCTGTCAACGTAAGCGGTGCCGATCCGGTTTTAGCTCAGCATTTTGTAACTAAAACTTATGGAGACACGAACTATGGAGGAGCCGGTAGCATTGGTTTGCTTTTGTTTAATACAGACGGCGGATTGATTTATGACTCTTCCGGTGATCTCCTTGTGAAAGAGGTTCCCTGATGGCGACCGGATTGCACTCAAACCAAACAGGCGACGAGGTACACACCCCGTACATAAGAATCTTTGCCGATGCCGCTGCAAGGGCTGCCGACGCTGGACCGTACACTGCGAACGATCTAAATAAAAAATCGATCCAGTCTGATACCATGCAGGAATACGTCCTCACTGCAACGACTCCGACATGGACGGCAACCGCTGGTGGGGGTGGCGGCGGCGGTAGCATTCTCACCGGCAATGAGATCTGGGTTGACTCGGCAAACGGTGACGACGGAACCGGGACAAGTGGAAGATTTGATCTTCCGTTTCTCACTATCGGTGCTGCTTTGTCGGCGGCTGTCTCGGGGGATTCAGTCTTTGTTCGTCCTGGTTCATATGCTGAATCAATAACCGTGCCTTCTGGCGTTTCGTTGATTGGCGACGGTGGACCAGAACGGGTTACCGTAACTGGCGGCGGCGGTGCAACGCCATCGGTTGACATCGGCGGCGGTGCATACGTCCACAGCATCGGAGCAACCGCACCTTCTGGCTCGTCAGGTTTTCGTTTTGCTGGTGGCAGCCTTGCCTATGCCTACAACCTAATGGTGACAGGAACCGACGCCACCAGTGTTGGCCTTGATTTTTCATCGGCGTCAAAGATTATCGTTACCGAGTTTCGGTATATCGGCGGAACGTTTGACAGCCTCGTTGACGCAAACGCGACCGGCATTCTTGCTCTTACTGGTTTGCATATTCCAGGGGGCGGAACACTCAACAACGGAATCAAGGCAGCGGGTGGCGCTCGGCTTCAGCTTAATGACATCAATTGTGGAAACCCGACTCTGACCGACGCCATTGAGTGTGCAGATGCGACCATAGTGATGCGCTCGTCGGCGTTGTTTAACTGTTCGGTAGGTCTGCATGTGACGTCAAACAGTGCAAACTGCCAATGGCAATCTGTTCGCTTTGATTCTATATCTACTTTTGATGTGTTGGTAGATCCAGGCTTGACGGGGGCAAGCGGCACCTTGAATCTTCTCGGATGCGAACTTGAAGAAAGCAAGCTTTCGATACCGGCGACCTGGCTTTCATCGGATCACAACTGGACATTTCAAGATCAAAAGTCTTCCATTGATGGATCTTCGTGGCGATGCTTTACAGATCTTACCGTCGGTCATCATGAAAAAGGATTTAGAACTGACCTCGGTGCGGGGTGCCCAAGTGCTCGTGGAATGAAGGTAATCACTTCGGATGCTGCGACTTCTCCGACGACGGACGGAGGAACACTCACCGACGTTTCAGCTGCGGCACAAAGTAAAGACTCAAGCACTTTTACCTATCAAGGTGTTTCGGCTGGGCATGCGATATACTTTGGATCGTCGCTGCAAGACGCTACTGGCACATTGAAAACGTATGGGGTTGAGCTTGCCGTGACGACAGCAAGAGTGGGAGGTACCATAGTTGCGGAAGTATGGGACGGTGCCGCATGGGTAAAGGTTGGAGCAATGGATACCTCGGCAACTCCTCTTTATGATGTTGATGGTCCAGCGATTTCTACGACGACGGGAAGCAGGCAGGTTCGCCTTGGCATTGTCAACGCCACGGCGTGGGCGAGGAAAACCATTGCAACTTTTAATCTGTATTGGTTTCGACTTCGCATTGATACCGTGGCCACCATTGCCCCGGTTTACGAACAGGCAAAGATCCACCCATCCACCACCCGTCTAAACGAGGATGGATTTTTGGAGTTCTTTGGCAACTCCAGAAGAAAAAGAAGGCAGCTCGTTCATCACAGAATGGCCGACTCTCTAAACGGAGCAGTCGGAAAGAATCAGGATATTGCCTACTCAACGGTGATAACCCTCGATCAAAAGCAAAACAAATTTGAATCGTCAGCAACAGACGGGTTCGGCGAGGTCGTTCAAATCTCCGAGGAGATCGACACGTCGCTTCCTGCTACGTTTCGGTGGGGGTGGGTTCCGTCGAACACTGATACTGGCGATGTGGAGTTTCAACTTGACTACGTGTTTTTCAATGAAGGCACGGTGCTGAATGGTTCAATAGTCGCATCGCAAGAGATTAAAACGGTGGCGGGTCCAGGGGTAACTGACCAGCTTGTATACACTGATTTTGAAATTGATATTTCCGAGGCTGTTGCCGGAGAAAGCTACATGGTTTTTTCGTTTAGAAGAAATGGCCCGTCAGGGGCAGACACATTTTCTGGGAACGTCGAGGGTTCATTTTGTCAGATGGTGGCATACGAGTGGCAGGGTTAGATCTGCTTACCCGTGGGGGGTGAAGAATGGAGATTGAAAAATGGATGCCTGGTTAACTGTTTTGATTAGTGGGGCGACAACGCTCATTGGTGTTGGCATCGTTTTCGGAATGCTCCGAGCGAGGTCCGAAAACAATTCGATCCTAATCAAAGAACTTAGGGAGTATGTCGTGACACAAATCCAAGACGTGAAAACCACAAGGGCAACGGTTGAGAGGGTAGATTCAATCGTCGACAGGTTCGATAGGTTTGAGAAGGATCTGAAAGAAAACCTACAAGAAAAGTTCGACGACATGCGAGACGCCATCAAAGATTTGACGACGAGACTCCACCAAGAAGTCTCACAAACAAACAGAAGGATAGACGAATGACTGAAACAATCATAAAGCTTTTACCCCTCATCGAAACACTTGTGAACATATTGCTTCCCTTGGTGATAGCTGTTCTCGTCCCGCTCATCGTCAAGCTCGCAAAGACAAAGCTGGACAACGACCAAAGAAAGATTCTCCGTGCGGCCGTTGAAGCTTCCTACTGGGGAGTTGAAAAGCTATCGAGGAAAACAGAGAACACCATAGACGACAAGCTAGCTGAAGGTCTTGATGGCCTGGCGAGGAGCCTCGGCAGATCCCCAACGGACAAAGAGGTTGCAATCGCTAAAACTTGGTTTGATGAAATGCATGAAAAGAAATTGAATGGTATCTACCCAGGCAGCCTGTCCCTATCTGGTGCCGGTATGGTGTCAACGAAAAAAAAGTAATTGACCCCGTCATGAATTATCCGCTTTACAAATACCAGAAGACGCCAACGAAAAGGCCGAAGAGAAGATCAACCGGATGGATCGTTTTTCATCGCATCACCGTTGGTTCCGGCGTCAAGGGCATTTGTGATTTCTTTTTGAACGATCCAGAAGGGGTGGCAACTGTCGTCGTTTCTGGGTACGAAAAGAGATTGACAGCGATAAGGGATTGGAGAAGTGCGGGGGTTCCACAATGGGCGAAAGAAAAAGCCTTTGTTCCGTACAATTTTCTCGTCGGGAAGGACGGGAAGATATACAAAATGCTTGACGATGAAGCCCGCGGTGCTCATTGCGCCGGGTATAACAACAACTCAATTGGCGTCGGCGTTGTTGGAGACTTTCGCCGCCATGCGCCGACAGCCCCACAGATCCTCGGGTGCAAGAAGCTGGCAAGAAACCTACTGAGAAAATACAAAAGAAACCTGGAAGAAAGCGATCCGATACTGACGCACGACGAAGTTAGGATTATCCAGGGAAAAGAAAAGAAAAACTGCCCCGGTATTTATTTGCCCATTGATGAAATAAGAAACTGGGCTTTTGTCGCCGCCGACATAATGGCGCTCGACTCCGTCGACAGAAATTAATTCTTTTTCTTTTTCGAGGTGATATTCCATTCGCTCTCGTCAGCGAGACCTTCTTCGATGAGGTATTTCACGACGAGAATCCATGGTTTGTTTATCCGCACAGATATTGACAGTGGGCTTACACCTTCACCGTGAAGAGATAAAACCTTTCTTCTCCAGCTCTCTTTGCATTTTCTACACAGCAAGTAATTGCTCAAGGCGTTGCACTCCTTGCACCTGTTTCTTTCTCTTGTGTCGTCACTATTGTTTCCCATTAACATTTATTTCTTTTACCTTGACGAGGGTGCACGGATTTTCGGAGTACGATTTGACGGCGATTATTTTAGATATGACGGCGTCATCCGTCCACACTGTTTCATTTAGCGCATCTTCGACCAGTTTCACAAGGTTCGAAAGATCTGGTCTATAGTAGTGGGGGCAACCCTCCTCTTGGTGCCGCTTCGGTTTCTTTGGCATCTTCATTCTAAAGTGGATCTCAACCTCTAACGGGGAGGACATGAGGGGCTTGCCTCTCATTTGCTGAATCGCAGCCATGGACATTCTTCTTTTTTCTCTCTGGCTCTTTGATGGCGTATAAATCTTGCCGCGCCCCCCGAAGCGTGGCCGCTCAAGGGGTATCGGATTGCCATCAAATTTCAGCGTTAGCATTTCCATGCCATTTGATAGCACGTTGCTCGTTGTCAATAAAGAAATTTAATATCTTCTACCCTCTCGCCTTGGGCGTATGGCGAAGAACCCACGAAGCTCTTGGCACTCCCTCATCAACTTGCGAGCATAAAGGGCTGTGAAGTCGTTGCTCAGCTTGTAATCCTCTCCGGTTTCCGTTGTCACCGAGCCATCCCACCTTAGTCTCTCGAAAAGAGCCTTCACCCCGTACTGTTTCCGGCCTTCCCTTCTGAGGTTGAGCGCTATCCTTTTTAGTCCGTTGTAGATATGCGGATTCGCAGCGTCAAAACTTACAAATCTTTCTTCGATTGTTGGCTTACCTGCTCTTCTTTTTTCTTCGAATAGTTCTCCTTGTTCCATTGTCTTTAACCTCCGTTTGTTTTTTTTCTCGACGGGATGCTAACCACGCCTCCCACATGTAGATATAAATTCCTTCGCTCATGCACGCCGAATTTTCTTCGTCGATATAATTCATTGACGACAGCCATTTAACGTACTCTGGATCGTTCTGCCATTTCTTTGCCATCACATTGCCCTTTGTGTGTGATTTGAAAACTTTGGGATGCTCGACGCAAAATGAAGTTTTACGACGCCGGTTGGCCCGTTTCTGTTCTTGGAGATGATAAGCTCTGCGATGCCCTTCGACTCATCGGGTGTCTTTTCACCACCGTAATATTCTTCCCGGTACAAGAGCGCGACCATATCAGCGTCTTGCTCTATGGCTCCTGACTCCCTGAGATCGCTCATGAGCGGTCGCTTATTCAATCGCGACTCTGGCCCCCGGTTCAACTGTGACATAGCCACGACGGGGCATCTCAGTTCGCGAGCCAGCCTCTTCAATGAGTTGCTTGTCTCCGACATCTCCCCCGTTCTGCTGTCGAGGTTTCTCTCGCTGGTGAGAAGTTGCATGTAATCAATGACGACCAAACCAAGGCCATGCTTTGCGTGGGCTTTCCTTGCCCTCGCTCTAATGTTCCCAACACTGAGACCAGCGGTGTCGTCTATAATGATTGGCGCTTCGCTGATGGTTCCAGCGGCCTCAACGACGTCTCTATTTTCAACCGCGTTGAATGTTTTCTTTTTTGTTTCGACGTTGGCTTGCGCGCCGATCAGCCTCTCAACCAATTGGTTGTCGGTCATCTCAAGGGAAAATATCAAAACGGGTTTCTTTTCACCGAGGGCAACATGCCTTGCGACGTCTAGCCCCCAACAGGTTTTTCCCATGCTTGGACGACCGGCCACAACGATGAGATCACCACCTCCAAATCCGCCAATGAGATTATCAAGATCCAAGAAGCCCGTCTTTACAACGTCACGAGTGCCGCCGAAGGCTGGCATTGAATCTAGTACGCTTTTTGTGACGTCGGAAATGTTGAACTCAATCGATCCACCCCTGACTTCAAGGTTGGACATTTCCATTCTCGTTTGGTTTATGATCTCCGTCGATGTTGCTGTTCCGTTTTCTATTTCAAATTTAGCTGTAGCGATTGTTCTTTGTAGTGATCTGATTCTCGACTGCTCAATGATTATCTCAGAATATGCTTTTGCCATTGCCGAGCTAACAACCGAGCCGGAAAGCTTTGATACGGCAACCGCACCGCCGACGCTGCGAAGTTTTGCTTTTCGGTTTAACTCCTCGACAACTGTGACTGAATCGATTGCACGTTTTTTCCTTGAAAGGGAAAGCATCGCTGACCATATTGTGGCGCACTCAACGAGGTAGAAATCCTCAGCCTTCAACCCGGCATCTTCAGCCTTATCCAAAACGGCCTCGCCGTCATAAAGCGCAGCGGAGATTAGTCCGCGCTCGGCGTCGAGAGAAAATGACGGTCTCTTGAGGTCTTCAGTCTCTATAATTATTTTTTCCCTCTCACCCCTTCTCGCTGTCTCTGTCTCGCTCAACAGATCGCCAAGTGTGAAGACAGGTTCGGTGGCGGTTTCCGTGCTGGGTTTCATATCCATTTTTCTGTCTCCACATCGAAGCGCTTGCCCATTTGCAAGAGGTGTTCGTCTTCCTGGGTCCACATGTATGACTTCGGCACAAGCACGCCCTTTATAATTTTTGTCTCAAGCGACGTCGACAGTCCATGCTCATCGAAAAGATCGATCCATCTTTCGATGTGCCGAACAACATATACCCACCCGTTTCGGTCTTTCCTCTCGGGCCATGGATCTAACTTCATTCCGTAGATGGCCTTTATGAAGTCGGATGGCGTGCGACCTTCGCCTATTGCTTTCTTCCAAGCTTTTTTTCTTTCGTCGCTCACTGGTGATCTGAGATTTCTTTTTCCCCATACCCTCGACCATTCGATTGCCATTGCCCTGACCAGTCCAAGGTCTTCAGAGTTTTCTTTTTTGCTTCTTTCATCAAACACTCCATCGATGATTTGTTTTGGGGTGACGGCGTCAACCTCGGCCTCCGTGCCTGATGTTTTCTTTTTGGGCTTAGCGGTCTTCTCTCTTTTCGGTATGACTTCAAAATAAATTTTAGCGGGCATCCCTTCCAGCCTTTCGCATATCAAACCGGCAGACAGAAGCTTTCTTCTTGCGAGCTTTTGTTGGCGGTGGGAAAGAGTTGTTTCGCGCTCAATCTCCGCCGACGTGACGTGAAACGGCCTACCGCTTTTCTCTTTTTTCTTTTCCAGAAATGCAAATATGATCGCAGAGTTCACGTCTCCGGTCATCCTTGCCACTTCCGATCTGAAGCAAAGGTAATTCATATCAAACTTTTAAAGTTGGTCGGTGACCTGGAAGACGGAAAACTCCCAAGCCACCGACCGGCAACCCTCAAACGGTTGAACAGGCCGAATGAGAGAAGATCGGGGAAAATTTATCACTAGAAGGGGAGGTCGTCTACCATCTTTTTTTCTTGCTGATTCGCTCTTGAATCACCATTTGACCTCGACCGGCTATCTTGCCCCCCCCCGCCAACACCTTTCACAATCATCGCTTTGACGTCGAGACTGGTGCCGTTTGTTCCATCTTTTTTCGAGTAGGTTCGCGGCTGCAACTCACCTGAAACATAAACCGCCGACCCTTTTTTGAGATAGTTGTTCACAAAATTAGACGAGTGGCCAAAACAGGTGACGTTGAACCACGTCGTTATATCTTCCCCCTGGTTCTTGTAGTTCGCAGCCATCGAAAAGGTTGTGTATGTCGTCCCCCTCTCTGACGTCCTGGTTTCTGGGTCTTTTCCGAGGTGGCCCATGAGGCTGACTTCGATCAAGTTTGGCATTAGCTATCTCCTTCTTTCTGCTTTTTCAAAGCTTCGATTTTCTTGTTTAGTTTTTCAACGTATCCGAACTCGACGTGGGTAACGTCGGTGAACGAACCGCAAACATTTCTTCTTATGAACCTCATGTCATCAAGGTCTTCTCTGTCTTGTAACTCAAAGGGTAGCGATTCGATCTTTTCTATTGCGATGCCAAGAGCCTTTCCCAGCACATAAAGACCACGCATCGACTCAACGAATCGCCAGCCCTCAATGAAGTCACCGGCCTTGTCGCTCTCTGTTTTGTAGCTTTCATTTTCTTGCACTTCTATCACCTCGCTCTTTCATTGCTTCAGTATGTCAAGCTTAGAAGCCATAGCCCTTGTTTCGTCGTCAACGGATCCGGCTCCAGCGTCGGAAACTGCAACCCTCCAGTATGCAATACAGTTCTCTCTGCCACGAGGAAGATCGTCGAGAGACATTTTCCACGCATCAAGAACTTCGTCCAACTCTTCGCTGTCGTTGCATGTGTCAGTTGCCATCATGAAATTCTTCATAATGCTAGCTGCCGACCTGCTATCGCTCCCATTTTTCTTTGTCTCACCGTTTGATTTTTCTTTGGTCTTTTTCTCTATTGACCTTTCAAGAACTTCGACGATTGG